GCTTATACAATTTAGAGAAAGGGATAAAGGGAATTTTTAAACAACAAAAGAGAATGCATATTCTCAAAAAAAAGAATTCAGAACATCTCAAAAAAATTAAAGAGCTATGATTAGAAAGGTACTTGAATTAATAACTAAAACCAGCGGTGTTGATGAGGCAACAAAGGAATTCGATGATTTAAGCAAAGCGGCGGACAAAACCGCAGATGCGGTTGATGAGGTAAACAAATCATTTGACACAGCGGCAACCTTTGCCGATAGATATGGTAAGGAGATTGAACCTTTAACAACAAGATTAGGAGAGGCTGAAGACCGTCTTTATGAACTCGCTCTTGCTGGCGATACGACAAGCAAGGAATATCAAGAGCTTTTAACAAAGGTAGCTCAATATAGAAAGGTACAAATACAAACGGATTTAGCGGTTGATTCAGCAGCTACAACATTAGGGCAAAAACTTGGAGGCGCATTGACAGGAGCAACAAGTGGGTTTGCTGCGGTTCAAGGTGTAATGGGATTAGTTGGAGGCGAATCTGAGCAACTTGAAAAGTTATTGCTAAAAGTGCAGTCGGCTT